ACCTGTTTTTAATCCTATATTTCTACCATACTCTTGTGCTAATAAGTCACCAGCACATTTAGAAACACCAAACAAACTATGAGTTGAGTTATCAATGGACATAGTTTCGTCTATACCATAATAATAATTATGTGAAGTGTCTATTTCATATCTTGTTTCTTTTTCTATTAAAGGTAATCTATTAGGCGTATCGCCATAAACTTTATTTGTTGATACTTGTATAAAGACGGCCTGATTTGAATATATCTTTGTAAGTTCTAATAAATTTAAAGTGCCTGTAGCATTTATATTAAAATCTGTAAGTGGTTCTTTAATAGCCCAATCGTGTGATGGTTGAGCAGCAGCGTGTATAATTAATGTTATATCTTTACCATATTGTTTAAATATCTTTTCTAAACCATTATACGATCTTATATCTATACTTTTATGTTTATATTTTTTGTATTTTAATAATTCTTTTTTAATATTTTTAGTGCTGGCTTCTTCACCAAAAAAATATTTTCTTTTGTCATTATCAATACCCACAACATCTAAGCCTTTATTAATTAAAAACTTGACCGCTTCAGAACCTACTAAACCTTGTGAACCTGTAACAAGTGCTATCATTTAGGTATATCCTTATGTTCAATATGTTGTAATCTGTGTATTAAGTTTTTATCTTCTTTTGTTTCTACAAGATATCCTTCAATTCTGTCATATCCTTTTTCTTTAGCATATAAAACTCTTTTATTTCCTATGTGTACATAGAAAGATGAATATAATTCTCCCGTTGACGTTTGATGATGTGGATTTTTAGGTAATATTCTTTTAATAACCCATTCAGGTTTACCAGTTGTTACAACTATTGGCCATAGCATACCGTGATTATCAAAACTCTTAAAATAATCAAATTGATTTGATCTATTTTTAATCCAATCTAAAGATGGTATAATTCTAATTTCGTTTAATGGTAATTCTAATACTTTAAATTTTATTTCAGATAAATGATTTTTAGCTCTTAGTATTTTCATAACCAGCCTTCGCAATATAATAGGCGTCAATTACATCTGTTGCAGGATTGTTAAGCGTGGGTATATCAAATGCTTTCATAAGATTTGTATTTGTATCTTTCGTAAACTGTTCATACATCTTTTGTTTGTCTGCATTACCCTTGGTTGTGGCAAACTTTTTTACAACACTTGGTACTAATACTTTATAGTCATACTCTTTTAATCTATATTTTAAAATACCACAATTTTCTGCGATTTGAAATACAGCCTGACCCTTACTACCATAAGAATAACCCTCAATAAAAATTTTAGGAGATGTATATTTTTTTATGATGTTTAATACAAAGTTAGATAGATTTTCAAATCGTTGAATAGGGTCTTTGTATTCTGTATGTTCTATACCAAGTATATTTTTCATCATATAACCTATATGTTTTTTTTTACTTGTTAAATAAAAAAATTTACATTTATCAAAAGTAAAATCACCCTTACTAACACATACCGCTGGTGAATTTAAACTATAATCAATCCCAATTATCGTCACCTGACTCACTACTTTCCTCATCTATCTCGTGGTTGCAAAATGGACACGATAATGGTTTCATATCGTATTTTTCACTATCCCACATCAATATATATTTAGTCTCACAGTGAGGACAAGTTTTTTGAGCCTTAATTAACATTACAACTTGAATTTCTTAAACTGGTCTTTCTTAACATCTTGTTGCACACCACCAATGATATAACTCTCTATCTCTGTCTCTTGTGGTGCATTTTGCATAGACTTACTATTTAACCAGTGGTCAATCCAAGGTAAGGGATTAATCTTTGTATCGTATCTAGGTTCTAAACCTATGGCCTTCATTCTTCTATTTGCGGTATACTCTACAAATTGGTGTAATAATTTTTCAGATAGACCTATCATTGAACCTTGTTTGAAAAGATATGTTGCCCACTGCTTTTCTGAATTTACTGCGTCATCATACATCTTGTAAGTTTCTTTTTCAGTATCTCTAATTATCTTTAACATAGTCTTATCGTTTTCAACCTCACGATAGTTATTAATAATTCTTTGTGATACTGCAAGGTGTTGACTCTCGTCTCTTGCGATAAACGATATAATTTTTGCTGAACCTTCTAATAGTTTTAACTCACCAAAGGCAAAACTACAAGCAAACGATACATAAAATCTTAAACCCTCTAGTATGTTTACAGTTATTAGAGCCTTCCATAATCTTTTCTTTAATTCATACTCATCTATCTTTTCTGGTGTAAGATGATACTTGTAACCAAGTTCAATTAAATCGTCATAAGTTTTTGTAATTGTATCTGCTCTTTCTTCAATCTTTTTATCTTCTATGATTGTATCAAATACATCTGAAGGGTTTGCATATAAATTTTTTATAATGTATGTGTATGAACGACTATGTATAGTTTCCATAAAGTCCCAAGTTACGATACAACCCTCTAACTCTGGTAATGAACAAAACGGTAAGAATGCCAAACACGGACCACGGCCTTGCACACTATCTAACATTGTTTGATATTTTAAATTAGATGTAAATATATTTTTTTGTTCAGGTCTTAATTCCTGATAGTCACTTCTATCTTTTTGTAAAGATACCTCTTCTGGTCTCCAAAAAAAACCAAGTTGCTGTTGTGTAAGTTTATCAAATATAGGATACTTAAATGTATCATATCGTTGAACGGCAAGGTCTTCACCAAAAAACATATTTGCTTTTGTAAAGTCTAAGCCCTTTGATTTGTTAAATACTGATCTACTCATAAATTACTCCATTATATAGTACACGACTCACAGTTTTCTGCTGAATCATTTGTTTTATTTTCTGGCACGTTATCGTTAAAACCAAGAGGATGCGCCGGTTCATCTTCGTCTTTCTTACCATCATAAGTGTTTTGATAGTAAGATGTTTTCCATCCATACTTATACGTTGTTAACAAGTCTTTTATCATTTCTGACATTGGTGTTTGTTTACTCTCGTAATTTTCAGGATTATAAGACCAGTTACCGCTAATGGCCTGGTCAAAATACTTCTGCATTACAGATACTACATTTATATATCCATCATTGGATTTCATATCCCATAATAGAGTATAAAAGTTTTTTAATTGATTGTAATTGGGTACTATCTGTTTTAAAGGACCCTTTTTAGATTTTTTAATTGACATATAGTCTCGTGGAGGTTCAATACCATTTGTCTCATTTGAAACAACACTTGACGATTCTGACGGCATTTGAGCAGAGAGTGTGCTATGTCGAAGGCCATGCTCAACAATTTCCTTACGTAATTTCTCCCAATTATATGATAGTTTTCTAGTAACTATCTCATCTACGTCTTTTTTATAGGTATCAATTGGTAAGATACCGTCAGAATATTTTGTTCGACTAAAGTATTCACACTTTCCTTTTTCTTTAGCTAGTTGTAAACTTGATTTTAATAGATTATATTGAAATGCCTCTGTTAATTCATCAACTAATTTCCAAGAGGCTTTTTCAGAATACATTACTTTATTTCTTGCAAGATAGTGTGCCAATCCAATATAACCTATACCTAAACTTCTTCTTGCCTTTGTAGATATCTCTGCCGCCTTTACTGGGTAGTGTTGATGTTCAATTATTTCATCAAGTGCCCTTACAGATAAATCACATAATAATTCTAGTTCGTCAAAATCTCTTAGTGTACCTAAATTAATTGCTGATAATATACATAATGCAATTTCTCCCTCGCCGTCAATATGTTGTATAGGTTTTGTAGGTAATGTAATTTCTTGGCATAGATTTGACATTGTAATGGTATCATTAAAAGATGAGTGTGTATTACAATGGTCAATATTCATAATGTATATACGACCAGTCTCTGCTCTTTCTTTTAACATACTTTGAAATAAAGTTTGAGCAGAAATCCTTTTCTTTTTAATTGATGTTTTCTTTTCATAACTCTCATATAGTTCGTCAAACTTTTCTGTACCCCAAGTATCATATAACTCTGGCACGTCGTGTGGTGAAAATAAAGTTATACTCTCATCATCTAAAAATCTTTGATAAAATAATTTTGATAATTGTATCGAGTAGTCTAATCTTCTAACTCTATTGTCTTCTGTACCTTTATTATTTTTTAAAACTAATATATCTTCAATCTCTTGGTGCCATATTGGAAAATGCACTGTGGCACAACCGCCTCTTACACCGTTTTGTGTGCAACACTTTACAGTCGCTTCAAATTTTTTAAGAAAAGGTATTACACCCGTGTGTTGTACCTCGCCACCTCTTATACGTGAATTAATACCTCTTATACGACCAGCGTTGATACCGATACCAGCCCTTTGAGCAATATAACGACCAACAGCCATATCCCCACTAAAGATAGAAGGAAGAGTGTCATCAATATCAACAAGAACACAACTAGCGTACTGCCTAATAGGAGTCCTAACACCCGCCATAACAGGGGTGGGAATATTGATTTTAAACCTCGAAATCGAGTCATAATATTTTTTAACATAAGTCATTCTCTTTTCTTTTGGATAATTTGCAAAGATGGTTGCAGAAATCAACATATACATAAACTGAGGTGTCTCAAATATGTTACCCGTACTACGATCTTGTACCAAATACTTATCTATGACTTGTCTTAATCCTGCGTAAGTAAAATTATAATCTCTTGTATGATCTAACCATAAGTTCATACGGTCAAACTCTGACTTATCATACCAAGTTAAAATATTTTTATCATATACGCCTCGTTCAACACATTTTTTTGTATGGTCGTATAGGTGTGGGTGATCCCATAGTTTATGAAATATTCCTTTTCTTAAACTAAACAATAATAATCTTGCCGCAACGTATTGATAGTTAGGCGTCTCTAAGGATATTAAATCTGCCGCTGAACGTATGAGTATCTGTTGTATCTCATTTGTGGTAACTCCATCATAAAACTGTAGACCGCTTTTCATCTCAACAAGTGAGGCGGACACACCTGATATATCTTCACAGGCAAACTCAACCATCTGGTGTATTTTTTCTATATTGAGAGCCTCTTTATCTCTCTCGCCTCGTTTAACAACAAATATTTTTTCTATCGTCATACTTTACATTTTTTCCAGTTGTTTAATTCATTGAGAGCGGAAAGTCCTGTGTGTGTATTGTTACTTATAATACTTTGAATTTCTAAAACTGTCAATCCTGACATCGCCAAATCGTTTACATCTTTAGATTGTAGTGACTTGGGCCAAATAAAAATATTATAATTTTTTTCTAATACTTTATACATACGTTTTACTATCTCAACGTTTCTTGGTTCGTTATCAAAAATATAAGTAACATTTTTTGGATTTACATTTTTTATAAAAAGGTCTGCACCCGCAGCGGCAAGACAGTTGTCTATAAACAAACTATCAATTGGACCTTCTGTAATGTAAATATGTTTTTGAAAGTTTACTCTTTCTAAACCATATATCTTTTGTTTTGTTTGATCTAATTTAATCGTAAGATATTTTGGTTGTTCATTAAAGAATGCTCTACCTTGAAAAGCAAATATGTTTCCCATTGTATCATAAAAAGGTATAATTAGTCTTGGATGGTCTTTTGTTAAATCTTTATAGGTATTTTCATAACATTTATTTACAGTTACCATAAATTCATTTGTATAATATAATATATCAAAATATTTTTCTGGTATTTTTCTTTTTATAACATATTTTTTTGCCGGGTGATTATTTGGTAATTCTTCAATTGTAGATAACTGTTCTATCCAATCTGCTAATAGTTGTGTATATCCCTCACTAAAATGTGGTGGTTTGATATCAAACTTTGGTTTTGGTGTCGCTGGCGTTGACCCTTTATATCTTTCCATAACGTATTGATTATGAAGATGAGGGTCTAAAAACTTTAAAAAATTATTTAAATTTTGTCCCATACCACAATTGTGACACTTAAAAAACATATCGTTCTTTACACGATATAAAAAACCTCTTGCCTTTGTGCGACTTTTTTTAGAATCACCACAATGAGGGCATCTAAAGTTAAACAAGAAATCATTTTTTCTTTTAAATAACTTTAGTCTGGACGATACAATATTAATATATTTTAAATCAATATAAGACGACATAACACATCATCTAATATACTATAATTGATTTAAAAAGTCAACCTAAAATAAACTGATTAATTTACTAAAATCTTTTGTAAGTATGGCTATTAATACAATTGCAGCACCAAATAATACCCATTTTAATTTTTCAAGCATTGTAACTCTACCACCTATATCGTTTCTTAAAGCCTTTATTTCTATAAGTAGTCTTCTTTCAACCTGATTAATTTCTCTCTGTAGTTCTCTATATACGCTATCTATCTCATCTGCACGGTCTTTTATCTTTTCAAATATTACTTCATCAGTTTTTTCTGATTGTTGTATCTTTTCTTCGTGTACGGCCAACATAGATTTAATTGATGACGAGACATCTGTAAGTTTATCAATAGCGGTATCTAACCGTATATTAATACTATTTACATTTTGAATGTCTTTTTTTAGACCTTCTATTTGAACCTTTAAATCTGTTGTACCGTTTTCTGCCATATTTTTCTATCTCTTAAAGAGACGTTTTTTAAACAGCAATAATTTAATTACTAGTGTACGCCGACAATACGTCTTTGTATATTTGTTGCTGTGTTATATTTATTTTATTTAATAATTCAACACTATTTGCATAACGAGCACCTGCCATTAAACTTATTATAAAAATTATCACTATGAATACTTTATACAATTTTTTTCTTTGATTATTCATCATTTAGTATAAGGTAAGCACAAGTAACAATAACAATAACGGTAAACGCAATAAGTAAATCCATTTTACTCCTTACTGTTTGTTGTGATTATTTTTTCTTATTTAACTTGTCGAGTGCTCTACCACCGAACCAAAAAGAGACAACTGCCGCAAATAAAGCCGCTGTTTCTTGGTCCCATAGTAGAGGTAGTGCTTCTACTAATAATTTTCCTTGATCTAATAGTGAGATTAAAGCACAGCCTTTTATTGCCACGAAAAGGCCAAAAAATACATAGGTAATCACAGGCCTTACAGAAGCTCGCATTGTATCTACAAACGTGCCACCTTTTAAAGATGCATCGTGCGAGTATAGACCTTTTGTCTCTTCTACATCAGCCTGTGCCTGTAATTTTTTTATATCAAATAAAATATTTTTTTCTATTAATTGAGCCTGTAGCTCCATCTTTTTTAATTCGTGTTCTCTTTCAGACTTTTCTTTAAAGTGATTAAAAACGGCCGGTATAAATGAAGTACCGAAACCTAGTAATGAACCTAATAGACTCAGCATAAAATTATTTTACGAAAATACCTTTGATCTTATCTTTTAATTTAATAATTACACCTACTACTTTATCTTTTGTAGTATCTACAAATCCTGGTTTAGGTAAATACCAACCAATAATTATTCCAATTAAAATGAGAGTTAACATTTTTATCATATTCTTCCCTCCTATTGTTATATTTATAATTTAACGTTATTCACTTTTTTTGTTTTTATCAATATATGATTGATAAATTTCATGCGCGGCCCTTAATCTCTTACGTGTATCTTCATCTTTTGCACGTTGAGAGGCCACTTTAGCTCTTTGACTCATCGCAATCGCTGCTTGTATCTTATGTGCGTGTGAACGTCCAGAGTTTTCTATCTTCTTTACAGATGCTCTGGCAGTTGCGGCATCTACAAAACCAAGGCCGTGAATTGTACCTTTTGGATTTTCGTCTGTATATAAATCGCTATGTTTTGAAGAACCTGCAGGTTGACCTGGTTTTCTAGGTACTCTATCAGTATCTTCCTCTTTTTCGTCTTTTTGTTTTTTCTTTTTTCGTGGTATATCCTGAGGCATTACCGCAGTTGTTCCACGTGAATAACCAGTTCCTTGATTGTTTGGAGGTCTATCTGTTGGTCCTAAATCTGCCACAGGTCTAAGTGCGTCTAAGCTACCTATTGAGAAGCCACCAGTGCCTGCAAAGTAAGCGTCATCATACTCTTTTAAATAATCTTTTGCAAACTCTTTAAAAGATTTAAATGTTTTTTTTTCTGACATTGTTAATGTGATATTTTTCTTTAAAGGACTTTTTACACTTGGCTTCTATAAATTCTATATTTTCTTTTTTTTGATGTTGTGTATCAATCGCAACATCTACTTTGTCAATACCATCAAGTATTTGTTTTAGTATGATATTATTATTGTCATCATTTTCTTGTATCTTTCTACTTATCATTCCCATTACTACACCCTTTTTCTTTTTCTTTTTAGGTAGTATTCCAGGTTCAACCGCTGGTGGTAGAGATACATTTACACCCGTACCTACTGCATTTGCGGGTGCGTCTTCTTTTTTAAAATCTTTTACAAAATTTTTAAACTTTTTCATATTCTGAATATAACCTTCCATCTTTTTCATATATGTCAATACCAAAACAAGTCATATATGGTTTCTCGTTTGTTTCTTTTATGACTCTTACTTCATTAATCATTTGTTCATATCTATTTGTATCTTTTAAATATTGTATTACGACACTCTCAATAAGTAATTTATGTTTTTCCATATCTTTATTTTCTTTTAATAATAGTGCGAGTGCAACACCAAACGATGCGATAGAGCCACCTAGTCCTACTTTAGCTAATATTCTTTTTAAATTAAAGATAAATCTATGTAATATAGTATAAGAATCTTTTTCTGCTTGTGTTTTTAATTGTGAGGCCTTTTTTAACACCTTACCGTTTTTATCTATGATACCCGTTGCAAAAGCCTCTTGTTTTTCAAAAGGCGTAACGAGTAATTTTACAACCCTATACGTAATTAATAAATCAATTAGTGGACTGGCCATTATAGTTCCTTTAACATCTTTTCTATTTTTTTATCACCATACACTTCTTGTAATTCGTGTGGGTATAAAAAATTTAAATAGTCTAAAACAGATTTGAGTGCAGGCCAAAACTTTGTGTCTATCTTATATAACAAAAGTGTTACCGAGGCCTCAACTCCAAAAACATTCTGTAAAACAATTATATGATTTACCACTAATCGTATATTTAATTCACCTGTAAAAAGATATTTACGAAATAATCTTTTGAGATACTTAAATCTTTTTAAGTCTTCGTAAAACTCTTTTTGTTTTTCCAAAGTCGGGTTGTCGTAATTATGTTGAGCAAACAACAACCAATTTTCTTTGGTAATCTGTTTAAACATTGCTAAACTTATATAAGCTTAGCGTAGACCTTTGATGTATTGTTACTTATTTTTTCATAACTAATTTCAAGTTTTAAGCCACCTGCTTTTCTGTGACTTATACCATCATCATTTATTACATCTTCAGGTTTTGTGTCAATATCTTTTCCAAAACGACCGCCAAACTGTTTTAATGCAACAGAAACGGTCCCTTTGTCACCCTCTAACACTACGTTGTCAAAAGATAATCCAATTCTACCCAGTTTTTCTTTTAATTGATTTACTGCGTGTTCTGGATTTATATGTTCTCTATCAGCGATTGCACCGATAGCGGCATTTACTTTTTTCAACACAGCAGGGTCTTCTAAATTATGAGCACCAATTCTACTGTCTTCAACAGAGTTTTGACTCGCTGTTCCAATACCCTGAGCGTCACCTGAATAGTGACCCTCTTTCATATGTTGTTTAAATGTTCTCATTTTTCCCTTTATTTGTATTTGTCTGATTTTCTCTTTTTACCATCGGCACGAGGTATCAGACCCTTGGCCTTCAAGTGTGATATGTCAGTAAAACCAGCCTTTCCCGCCTTATATCTCGCCATAGCGCCGGCGGTATTTGGTGGTGTCTCTGTAACTATATCCTCTTCAAAATCTTTTAAATCTTCATCACTAATAAAAGACTTAAATCGTTTCATTAACTTGTTGCCATATTTAAAGCTCTTTCTTTTTCTTCTGGTATTTTATTACCAGTTTTATTAGATAGAACAATTAGTTTATCGACTTGTTGAATCGCACCATATACTGCATTTAAATTGCCTTTCATAGTGCCTAAATCTTTTTCAACTTGTCTAATTCTTTCTGAAAGTGTATCAAAATCTTTTTTTAATACATCTCTTTCAGATAACAATATTTTTTCATCAATTGCCATTATATTCTCCAATTAATTACGCAGCCACATAACCTTGACCAGCTATTATATTCCATTTTGAATTTTTAAATAATAGTGTTACAGTTTCACCTGGTGCGTTTAATGTAATGTTTGTATAACCTCTTAAATTTGTAGGTGTTATTACAACGTTATTTGTACCTGACGTAGAAATGTTTATGATAGTTTTAATTTGACCATCAGAACCATCAGCAAAACCAGCAGCGTGTGTCGCTGATGTTGCGTCAACAACTGTAATTGCAGCGGTTACGTTTATCGCTGTGTTTGTTGAACCATCCGCAGTAATTGTTTGTACTGCCTGTTTTAAACCAATAAATGATGGTATGTTATTAAAAACGTTTTCTGCTGATACTTTTTTATTAATTGGTGTGCCTGACGGGTCATCTATTACGTGAAATAGATCGGCACTTGCTAATGCTGTACCTAAATCGGTCAGCGCCGTTATTTTTTTATCTGCCATTTTATCTCCTATTAACCCTTACGGGAATGCTACTCTAGGTAATACCTAGATCACTTTATTATTTATACAATAGAGCGGCCATAAAAGGCCGCCCTAAAGACTATTAAATTATGAATTACTTGTTAAACAAACTAATGTCTCACCTGTAATTCTACTTGCTCTACCACCTGAACCGGTTGTTTTTAAAACCCAACCTTGGTGAGCGCCAGCAGGAAACTCGCCAGCAGCGTGATTAAACAATCCTACAGTTACTCCTGTGATTAAGTTATCCGCTGTAGCGTTATTAAATAATTTACCAGAACCTGCTGCACCCATATTTCCTGAAATAGGTGCCTTATTAACTCGTGCTAAAGCCCATAAAGGTGCCGAGCCAAATGCGTCTGTTTTTCCCCAACTTGACATATTATTCTCTCCTTAATTAATTGTTAAGTACTCAATTTGTTGATGTATAATAGTATTTATAAAAAAACGTTAATCAAAACCAAGTTTTTTTAGTTGAGATATTGTATTAGGCGTACTGGTGTGTAAGATACCTCTTCCGCCTCTGGAACTAAACTGTGTAATGTTTTTTACATAATCATCAATTAAAATTGTAGATTCACCCTTATACATAGCAAAGTTTTGTTTTTCTCTACGTCTTACTAAATTTATTCTACTAGACGGTATACCAAGATTTGATTTTACCCAGGCCGTTTTACCAGGTATACAATTTGGGTCCGTGGTTGCCTCTACGTATGCAGATAAAATGTGAGGTTCATATTTTTTTATAAAAGACCATAGTTGCTGGCCGCCAAACTGCCAAGGTAATGTTCGCCAAAAATCTTTATCGTCTTTTATAGGTTTCCATTTATCTCTTACTGTTTTAAATTTATTTCCTGGTTCTGCCATCCAGTCTTCAATACTCATACCCGTTACCCTTGAGGCTTGTGCTTTAAAATCACATAACACACCGTCCATATCACAATATATTCTTGGAAGATAAATGGCCATTTTATTAATTATTTTTTTTCGTCTTTTTCTTCATAATCATAATTATAACTACCTTGTTCTTTTTCTGTAGTAATCCATTTTGCTGTGTCTTCTACTGACCAAATCTTTGTATTTACTAATCTGTCAATTAAAGTTTTATTTACATCAATACCCATATTGGAATCATACACTTTTAATCTGTTGTTGGGTTGAATGGCATAGTTACCGTCTTCTAATTCTATCACGTGACCACATTTATGTTGGTCAGGCATTTCTGCATATCCATAGTTAAGCTCATTGTAGTCACCTGCAGACCAATCAAGTGTAAATAAATAATTACCTTTTCTTTTTACACCCGTGCGTGAGATATACAACATTTTATTGTTTGCTAAATGGTAGAAAGTTGTAACCGACACATTGTAGCTAAAACAATCCCATAGCATTAATTCGTTTAAAGGTAGTTCTTTGACGTTTGGTCGTTTACAAAATGCTGATATAGGAGACCTCCACCATACGCCACCGTCTTCCATTACAAACGAAAATAAAGGAACCTGCTTTGGTATGGAGCTAACTGCGAATACGACACATTTAAA